GCGCTTTTGCTGGAGACGGTGGGGGTGGAGGCACTGGCGGAGCGCATGGGGTATGAACACAGACGGGAGGTGGAGATGGATGCAGAACGGAGAGAAGGGCTTTGAGCCGGTATGGTGCCCGTTTTACCGGGAGGACAGCGGCAGGAGCATTTACTGCGAAGGAATCACGGACGAAAGCTTTCTGCGGCTGACGTTCGCTTCAGGCCGGGCGAAGCGGCAGCAGATGGAGATCTTCTGCCGGACGAAAAACTGCGAGAAATGCGAGCTTTATACGGCCATCAACGCGAGGTATGCGGATGACTGAGGAAAAGGCCGGAAAGGCACGCCGGGATCCCATTGAAAAGGCGTCCGGGAATCTGGAAAAGGCGCTGGAGACGATCTCGAAGCGGCTGCTGGAGCAGATCAAAGACGGCGAAACGCCGAGCAGGGAGCTGGGCGAGCTGGCAAAGGTGATGAAGCAGGCGGTCGAGATCCGGCAGGAGCTGCAGGAGGAGCACGGCGGGCAGGAGACGGGCGTGCGCGTGGTATTTGAGCGGGAAGCGGAGGAATTTTCGGAATGACGGAGCTGCGGATCGGCGCGCCGAATGAGAAGCAGAGGCGGTTTTTACTGGACCGGCACCGGCACATCGCCTACGGCGGGGCCAGAGGCGGCGGGAAGAGCTGGGCTGTGCGCACAAAGGCGAAGCTGCTGGCGCTGCGGTATGCGGGGATCAAGCTTTTGATCGTGCGCAGGACGCTGCGGGAGCTGCAGAACAACCATATCGACCCGCTGCGGCAGGAGCTGGCGGGGATCGCGAAATATAAGGCGGCGGACAAGCGGTTCGAATTTCCAAACGGGTCGACGATCACGTTCGGCTACTGTGCGTGCGACGGCGATATGGGGCAGTATCAGGGCGCGGAATACGACGTGGTGTTTCTCGACGAGGCCGGGCAGCTGCAAAAGGCGTGGATCGACGCGATCAATGCCTGCGTGCGCGGGACAAACGGGCTGCCGAAGCGGACGTACTACACGCTGAACCCCGGCGGGCCGGGGCACGGATATTTTAAACGGCTGTTCATCGACCGCCGGTTCGAGGCGGGAGAGGAGCCGGAGAATTACAGCTTTGTGCAGGCGCTGGTGACGGACAACCGGGCGCTGATGCGGCAGCAGCCGGAGTATTTGAAGCAGCTGGAAACGCTGCCGCCGAAGCTGCGCGAGGCGTGGCTGTATGGGTCGTGGGACGTGTATGAGGGGCAGTTTTTTGAGGACTTCCGCGACGTGCCGGAACACTATGAGGACCGGCAGTGGACGCACGTGATCGAGCCGTTTGCGCCGGACAAGGGGTGGACGGTCTGCCGGAGCTATGACTTCGGGTATGGAAAGCCGTTTTCCTGTGCGTGGTGGGCGGTCGATTACGACGGCGTGATCTACCGCATTCTGGAGCTTTACGGATGCACGCGGATGCCGAACGAGGGCGTCAAGTGGACGCCGGACCGGCAGTTTGCCGAGATCAGGCGGATTGAGACGGAGCATCCGTGGCTCAAGGGCCGGGAGATCACGGGCGTGGCGGACCCGGCGATCTGGGACGCCTCGCGCGGGGAAAGCGTGGCGCAGACGGCGGCGCGGTACGGCGTGTATTTTACGCCGGGCGACAACGAGCGCATCGCGGGCTGGATGCAGTGCCATTACCGGCTGCAGTTCGATGAGAACGGGTACCCGCGTATGTATGTGTTCAAAAATTGCAGGGCATTTATCCGGACGGTGCCGCTGATGCTGTATTCACAGACGCGGCCGGAGGATCTGGACACGGCGATGGAGGATCATGTGTGCGACGAATGGCGGTATTTCTGTATGTCGCGGCCGGTGAAGCCGATGATGCAGGCGCAGACGGCGGCGGTCTGGTCAGACCCGCTGAACCAACTGAAATAAGGAGGAAGCAATGGAGGTACGGACAACAGGCGTTCCCGTCATTGGGGCGCGGGAGCTGCGGCGGGCGGCGGATATTCTGCGCCGCTACAAGCAGGGCAAGCAGAATCTGGAACGGCGCATCATCGCCGACGAGGACTGGTGGAAGCTGCGGCAGTGGCGGCAGTTTTCGGACAAGGGCAATCCGAACGATGACCGGCCCGCGTCCGGGTGGCTGTTCAACGTCATCATGGGCAAGCACGCGGATGCGGTCGCGGCCTATCCGGGGCCGGTCATCCGACCGCGCGAGCCGGACGACCGGCAGGAGGCGCAGATGCTCTCGTCGATCATCCCGTGCATTCTGGAGCAGAACGACTTTGAGGAGGTCTATTCCGACACCTGCTGGCAGAAGATGAAGCAGGGCACGGGCGTGTGGGGCGTGTACTGGGACCAGGAGAAGCTCGGCGGACTGGGGGATATCTCCATCCGGCCTGTGAATGTGCTGAACCTGTTCTGGGAGCCGGGCGTGACGGATATCCAGAAGTCGCAGAATGTGTTTTATCTGGAACTGGAGGACAATGAGGCGCTGCTGGCGGCGTATCCGCAGCTGGCGGGGAAGCTCGGCGGGAGCAGCGCGGTGCTTTCGCGGTACCGGACGGACGATGCGGTCGATCTTTCGGAGAAGACGCTGGTGGTGGACTGGTATTACAAGAAGCGTGTGGGCGGCAGGACGGTGCTGCACTACTGCAAGTACTGCAACGGCGTGGTGCTGTATGCCAGCGAGAACGACCCGCAACTGGCGCAGCGGGGCTTTTACGACCACGGGAAATA